TAATGCAGCTACTTTAAAAGTATTTAACCATTCATGTGTATTAGTTTTATGATAATAACCTATCATAAAGGTATGTGGTGCTTTAACAAATGTAAAACTTTGACTTTTTTTAGGAGACATTCCTTGTTTGAAAGTTCTTATAATTTTTTTTATTGCTCCTGCTTCTTTTAGACTTCTTGCTGAAAGTCTAAAAGTAAAAGTAAAAGATCTTAATTTAGGTCCATTAAATAATAATTCCATATTAGTATTTGCTGCCATACCCCATTTCCTTTTGGAGAAGTCAGCACCACTTAAAGCATTATTCATAACTGCATTTTGTATTGACATTTGAGTTCCTTGACTTGTAGCACCTTCAGCTGCCTCTGTATTTACATTACCTTTAGGAATAAAGTCTCCAAAAAGTCCTGCCAATGCAGTTGTTATTGCATCTGATTGACCTTGACCCCAGTCAACACCATTAGAATCACTAATTCCTGCTGGTATTGGTAGACCTATTGTAGCTATGATTTTTCTCTCGCCGTCTTGAGTTCCTGCTGGTGTTGCTCCTTTAAAAGCTCTTCCTGACTGTAAACCCATATTAGCTCTGGATTTAATTCCAGACATGGAGTCTGCACCAGTGTCATAGTTTCTAGGTTGATATTTTAACATATCAAATAACATAAAATCTTGAGTATTTCCATCAAGACTTAGTGGATATCTTATTATATCAACCCCATAATCTGTCCTTTCTTTATCTTCACCTACATTCATTTCACTTTGAGCTACAGCCTCTGCATCTGCTTCTTTTTCTGCCTTTTCCATTGCACCACTTTCTAGGTCCTCTTCTTCTTTTCCAGTGAGTACACCTGTAACGACACCAGCATTTTTATTTCCTTGAGCTACATTACGTGCTTGATTTGGAGGAACTATGTCCCTATTATACATTGTAGATAATACTTCTTGACTTCTAACATTGTTGTTTATTTGTGAATTATTAGTATTTAAACTCTTTTGTAAACTTTCTCCCGCTATTGGTCCACCTTTACCATTTGCATTTCCAGTAGCCATTTCTGGATAATCTGGATCAGAATAAGACCAGACATTACCATCTTTATTTTCTATTGGGTTACCATCTGCACCAATATTTTTTGATGCTGCTGGTCTCCATTCCCAATCTCCATCAGCATTTTTTGTTTCTATAAACAATACTTGTTTTGAACTAGTAATTTCTCCTGAACCATCTTTTTGAACAGTTGTAACTGTTCTATGATATATTTCTGTTCCGCCCACAACTTTCTTTTCTCTTGTGGTTGGCAGTGGACCACCCATAATACCACTACCACTACCACCACCTGTTGTCACCCATTCTTCGTCACCACCAACCTTACTACCTTTTGAACCACTGCAGTATCCGTTAGGTTTTTGAACTGGGCAATCAAACTTGGCCATTAGAATATACTTTTTAGTTATTTAGTAGGTATTGTGCATAAGGTAGTGATCGCACAGACATAATTTCTTCAGTGTTAATGATGTGTAAGTAACCTTGAATCTCTTCCCAGGTATAGTTTCTGGGTTTACCCCAGTGAAAATTAATACCTCTGAATCCCCACCTAAAGATTTCAAGACATGCAACTAATGGATACTGATCATAATATAAGTTTGGTGTCTTAGGACTATAGACAAAGGTATAATACTTTCCTACTTCAGGAGTTACTTCAGTCTCCGTAAATGTCTCCATGATATTCATCATAATATCATCAGGACTTTCAATACCAACTAGTGAATCCTTTAACAGTAAACCTCTGTCTTCCATTACCTGATTCCTAATTCCTGTTCAGTAATGATTTTAAATTCTATTCTTCTATCTTTACAATATTCTGATGCTGCTTTCCATTTAGCCTGATTGACTGCATAGGTACTCATCTCATACAAGTATCCTTTAGTTACTCTTTTCTTTTTCTTTGGTGGGGCAGTTTGTTTTTTGGGTTTAACTTCAATGATATATGTCTTTACTTGACCAGAATTTTCTTTAATTTTGAATATAAAATCTGGATAGTACTTATGAATACGATTATCAACTGGCGAAAGATATGGTATAGAAAGTTCTTCGCTACCCCATTGAAGAACATTTTCATTTAGATCACACCATTGACAAAATTTTCTTTCCCAACTACTACGACAGATAATATTGCCTGAATCACCGGCATATTTTACAGGAAACTCTGGTTTATACCTACTTTTTACACTTTCTCCCATGTATCTTATATACATAGTACATACAGGTTTATATATTTATAAATGGTGTTCCCTTCTCACCCAGATTATACAGCATCTTTTTTAAATCAAGGTGCTGAATCGATAGGTTCAGTTAACGAGAGTACTCCTAGTTCTGGTGCAAAGCATTTTAATGATATTGCGGCTAAGATTCTTCAACCATCATTAACATCTCAATTTGTAGTTTCAATTACTGAACCTGGGAATGGTACTATAAAGTCTCGTGAGAAATGGAGTCAAGCAAAAAAAGATGCTGGATTAAATTATAATACTGGAGCACAAGAGACACTTTATCTTCTTTGTTCAGAAACAGTTTTGCCAGGATCAAGTCTTGCAACACATACGATAACTAGTGATTTTACAGGTGTTACAGAACAGCATGCCTATAGAAGAGTGTATGATAATAAAATAGATTTTACTTTTATGGTTCCTGCTGGTGAGAATGCATATATTCCTATTAGATTTTTTGAAACATGGATGAAATATATTGCTAATGAACCTTATAATGATGATTTAGAGAAACCAAATCATTCTTATAGGATGAAATATCCAGCTGAGTATTATGCACAAGGTGTAGCAGTAGAAAAATTTGAAAAGGATGGTTTAGGTACAAACTTGGTTTATAAATTTGTAAACTGTTTTCCTACTTCTATAGTATCGATGCCAGTGACATATGATGCATCACAGATATTAAAATGTACAGTTTCGATGTCATATATTAGATACTATATTAATAGTGTTCAAGGTAAGAGAGAACCAGCAGCGGAAGTGGTAGAGGCAGAAAAGCAAGATAAACGGCCTCCAGTTACTTCACCACCACCAATTCCTCCTACGCATAAGTGGTTTACCGCAACTGGTATGCAGATACAAAGAGGACAATTAGGTCAACGATTAAGAACAGCAATGAGACAACAAGGAATTTCTCCTAATACAACTCGTGTCCAATATCAAAAATTGCCAAACAACCAAATTAAAATTAGGAAATAATTCTTCATTGACCTGCTAAATAAACATACTGAAATTACTATAGGATATTATGCCTTTACCAAAGATCGTTACACCAACTTATGAACTTGAGTTGCCATCAACAGGAGAAACAATTAAGTATAGACCTTTTCTTGTTAAAGAGGAAAAGGTACTTGTCATTGCATTAGAGAGTGAAGACACTAAACAGATTACTACTGCAATTAAAACAGTACTTAAAAATTGTATTCATACTAAAGGAATTAAAGTAGAATCACTTCCTACATTCGATATTGAATATCTATTTTTAAATATTCGTGGTAAGTCTGTTGGTGAAGAAATTGAAGTTAATGTTACTTGTCCTGATGATGAGACTACTACTGCTCAAGTAAAGATTAATCTTGATGATATTAGTGTTCAAAGAGATGATGAACATACTAATCAAATTAAACTTGATGATTCTATTATGATGGAACTTAAGTATCCATCGTTGGATCAATTTATTAAATCTAATTTTGATATGGCAGATGAAAATCAAATGGATCAGTCTTTCCAATTGATTGGTCAATGTATTGATAAGATCTATACTGAAGAAGAAGTATGGGCTGCAGCAGATTGTACTAAGAAAGAAGTGAATGACTTTTTAGAATCAATGAATTCTAATCAGTTTAAAGAGATTGAGAATTTCTTTGAGACAATGCCTAAACTTTCTCATACAATCACAGTTAAGAATCCAAAGACAAAAGTTGAAAGCGAAGTAGTAATTGAGGGACTGGCATCTTTTTTCGCTTAGTCATGGTCCATATGGACCTGGAGAATTATCTCCGACTTAATTTTGCTTTGATGCAGTATCATAAATATTCATTATCAGACATTGAAAACATGATACCTTGGGAAAGAGATATCTATGTTGAACTTTTGAAGCAGCATCTTGAAGAAGAAAAATTAAAGCAACAACAGGCGCATGGCATCTAGTTCTAAAAACATTTTAAGTTTAGTACCTAGCGGTAAGAAAGCGCCTAATGTTGCTGCCGAAAAGATTGATGAAAGGGTTTTAAGACTTCTTGGCATTGAAGCCTTTGAAGTCGAGATGGATTATGATACTTATAAGGATGCATTGCGCGAATTTATGGCCAAAGGTCGCGCATCCAAGACTGAGATACCAAGTGAGGAAGTTGAAAGAGTAACTAATGAATGGAAGAGAGTAAAGAGTAAGAAAGGTAGATTTGTAGCAAAGAAAAAGGTAATAAAAGCAGAGAATATAAAATCAGGTGGTGGAGTAGGAGTAAAAACAACAACAGTTTCTGCTCAAAAGTTACTTCCTGGTACTGCAGAACCGCAGAAGGAGAAGGTTAGTGTATTAGAAGGTATTAAAACTTCTCTTGATAATATTGCAAACGTTTTAAAACAAAAAAATAAATTTGATAGGAAGCAAGCTGCGGATGAGGAGAAAGATGCAAAGAGATCACGTAGAGAAAAAATATTAGGAGGTCTTAAAAAAGGTGTAGGTGTTATAGCAAAGGCAGCAGATAAGATATTAGGACCTGTAAAATCAATCTTTCAAAGAATTTTTGAATTTTTTATAAAGATGGTTTTAGGACGTGCATTGATAAAGATGATGCAATGGTTGGGTGATAAAAAAAATCAAGGTAAAGTTAAAAGTATTATTAGGTTTTTTGAGGATTGGTGGCCTGCTTTATTAGGCGGTTATATTTTATTTGGAACAGGATTTGGTTCTTTTATTGGTGGTTTTATTCCCATGATTGGGGGTTGGATTGTTAAATTGGTGAGTGTAGTTGCATCTAATCCATGGTTAGCAGCTGCAGCAGCTGGTATAGGATTATTTGCTGCTGGGGCATTAATTCCTAAAATGTTGCCAGGAACAGTAGATGCAGAAGAAAGAAAAACTGAGAAAAAAGTTGAAGAACAAGGAGAGGATACGGTTAGATCACAGTTAGAACAGCAAGCAAATAACCCAAATCTTTGGCAAACACTTACTGGAGAATCTGCTGAAGCACAAGAACAACTTCATAAATTAGATACTGGTAAAACAAAATCATATGGATTTTTTGGTGGTGGATTTGGTGGTGGATTGAAAGGTGGATTGTTGGGTAGTATGTTTGGACCACTTGGAATGCTTTTAGGTGCTGGATTGGGTTCAGGTAAGATTCAAGATTGGTTTGGTGGATTAGTGTCAGGTGAAAAGGGTGTAGATAAAATTCCTGCTATGTTATCTGATCAGGAATTTGTAATGAGTGCAGGTGCAGTACGGCACTGGGGTGTTGATCAGATGGAACAGTGGAATGCTGCAGGTGGTGGAACAAATAGACCCACGATGATGAAGGGAACTACTTATGCTGCTGGTGGTGGTCATATGGGTGATAAAACATCTGGTGATGGTCCTAATAATGTACCAGCAGCAAAAGAAAATAAATCCCCAGGAGCATGGTATAAAGATAAACTGAACCAAATTTATATTTGGCAAGCTCCAATATCAGGTTCTCAAGGATTTTGGATGAAGAGTAATAGACCTGGAGTGGGTTCAGAATTGAAACCTCCTAAAGTAGAAGTCGGTGATATTAATATTAATACTTCTGGTTCTGGAAAGTTACGATCTACATCTACACAACATAATGTGATGGCACCAAGCGGTGGCCGGATGGGTTATCTTAATACAAAGACTGGAAAATGGACTCCAAGAAATTGGACTGATGCTGGTAAAAAGAGGTATACGGAGAAAGGAGGAGAATTGAATGAGTTAAAACCACAAGGATTTATGAGAGGTCTTGCTGGTTTGGGTGATATTTTTGGACTTGGATTAACTGATTTTGATCACCGAGGAAGTCAGAAACTTGGTGGAATAGGTTTTGATCCAATTTCTGGTGGTGTTGATAGGCAATGGGGATCAGAAAGGAATTTATCTAAGGCATTACAAGTTAAAAAAGCATCGCAGGCTAGGTTAGATAAGTTAAGTAATGAAGGTAAAGCACATCGATCTTTTACATCATGGAATCAGAAAAAAGGTATACATGAAGTTAAAGGAAGAGGAAAGAGGTTTGATGCTGAAGAGAATGCACGGCAAGAATCAATTCAGAAACGTGGTGGTTGGTGGGGTCAATTTACACGAATGATGACTACTGATCGTGGTTATACGGATAATAAAGGAAATTGGAGAGATCTTAACGTAGAAGATAAAGCAGCAACAGCAAGAATAAAACAAGCAGGGGCTGCTGCTATTGGTAAATATTATTCTTCATCTGATGGAAAATATTATGGTAACTATCAACAAGCAGTAGATGCAAGAAAGGAAAGACTTTCTGTACTTGCAAAGGATCAGGCAGCATCTAAAAAGCAATTACCAGGACCACCAGTAAGACCTACTGTAAAAGTAAATACTGGTGCTTCTAGTGGTGATGCCGGTGGTGGTGGGGTTACTACTCCTTCTTCTCAAGCAACAACAGAATCTCCAACAAGTACGCCACCAATATCTGCTAGTTGTAGCGCAGCAGATCGTGACAAATATAATACTACTAGTTTCTTAGGAATTAGATTACCGTGGTGAGAATAAATGGCAACTAAAGCACTACCAGCAGCAAAAGTAAATCCAACGAAGTTTCTACCTTCAAGTACTAAGAAGGTATCTTCTGCTAATCTTGTAAAGATGGGGAAGAAAGATGATGAGAGTGGTGAATTAGTTGTAGTACATTCAAAAATAATTAAGATAGAAAATCTTATAAAGACTAATTTTAAGATTGAAAAGGATGTTGCAAATAAAAAAAGAATAAGAACAGAGAAACAAAAGCAGCAAGTTAAAGAGGATGAACTAGAAAAGAAACCAGAAGGTGATGAAAAACCTGGTAAGAAGATTTCTTTACCACGACTTTCATTCTTAGAAAAGATTAAGAATTTTCTTTTTAAGATGATTCTTGGTTTTGTTGCTATTAAATTACTACCACATCTTCCAAAGTTATTAAAATTCCTTCCTGTATTAGCAGCAGCTACTGAATTTGTTTTGGATTGGGCAGGAAAAATTTTAAATGCAATAGTAACTGTTGTTGATTGGGGTTATAAACTTTATGATACATTTAGAGGATTAGTAAAGAATATATTTGGTGAAAAGGGTCTTGAAAAATTTGATGCACTTAGTAAGGCTCTTAACACTGTTTTAAATGCTTCTCTTATTGTAGCAATGGCAATGGCCAGGATGGCTCCTGGGATGTTTGGTCGAGGTGCTGCAAGTGGTCAAGTTTTCAAGCGTGGTGGTCAAACACTTTTAGCTAAAAAAGGT